ATGAAAACAGTATTGTATGTTCCACTGGATGATCGTCCAGCGAATCTGGATGACGTCGTTGTACAAGGAAAAGCAGCCGGTATCCACATCATTACACCGCACCTGGGTGACATTCAAAATCGTCTGGATTCCGAGAAAACGGTAGAAGGGTCTACATTGCTTGGAACGTCTACGCCTACGTATGGGAAACCGTCCAACATTCATGATTTCATTTTGAAAAATGCCGCCAAAGTGGATGGATTCATCATCTCTTCGGATATGCTGGCTTATGGGGGGCTGATTGGCAGTCGTCAGCTTCGTGAAGATGGAGGTGGCATATATCCTGATTATGATCAGAACACCACACGTTTGCTTGATGTGATCAAAACCATTAAAGGGAAATATCCACGTAAACCGGTGTTTGTGATGGATACCATTATGCGACTCGCTACCACCTCTTTTGCAGATGGTCTCACATTGGATGCCTACAACGAATCACGTGCACTGATGCAGCAGCAGCGCCAGTCCTTTACGGAATTCGAGGATATTGTGAACGGGTATAACCTTTCTCCAGAGTCTACGGAATATGGGGAAACGACGTATTTTAATAAAGAACAGTACTACAACACCAGACAACATAAATTCAAAACCAATCTGTACATTCTGGATAAGCTTGCTCGCAAAGGATATATTGACTTCCTCGCCGTAGGCGTCGACGATGCGAATACGCAAGGCGTTCAGATTAACGAGATCAATTATGTGGAAGCACGAATCAATGAATGGCTCGGTGGGACGGATGGACAAAATCCCGATCGGGCGATCATCCTTCCAGATGCGGATGGCCTGGGTCACGCTCTGGTGGCACGTATGGCGAACCAACTGCTTCGTGGTGGGAAGAAGACGCGTTATGCAGTGAAATATTTTGGCCCTCATGGTTCCGCGATTATCAATGCCTATGAATATATGAATGTGCATGAAAATGTGGTGCGTCATGTGGATATTGTTGGTGGTGTGGTTGTAGCGGATTCCGCTTATCCAAAATCTGATGTGGTAACGGATACAACTTCCGATGTGGAGAATGGAAATGAATTAACGAATGCTGCATCTGCCCTTGAAGCTTCTTCGTTTGATATGGCGTCTGAGCTGGATCGCATGACGAATCGTCATCCAGGCAAACCGGGTGAAAAACCGGTGCACATTGAGATTATTGCCATTACAGCGTTGGATCAGGTGCAGGCGGCAGTGGCGCAATTGACGAGTAATAGTGAGAAGGGGCTTCCTTCGGTCCTGATTGATTTTGTAGGAAAAGGTCCAGCCAACGTCGATGTAGCCGAAGCACTCCTGAACAGTCCGTATACGGGCCGGGTGCTGGGTTACAGTGCATGGAATACGCCGGGGAACAAAATCGGTATGGCTGTGGGTATGGGACAATCCCGTTATGCTCTGATCACAACCGAAACCCATGCTCACGCGTTGCGAGATGCCATGAATGCACAGGGATCATTGTTGTTTAAACGTTTCCTGAAAGATTACTACTATAAAGCAGTAGCGATTGCAGATATTCGTACGTATTCCAGAGCGCATGCGCTGTATACCAATGTGGCGACCCTTGCGGATCAGAATATGGTGTTGTTTAACTCGGAAGAAGATTATGCTCATCTGCAAACTTTACTCAGAGATCTGATGCAGACCCATACAGCAACGTTGGCAGGAAAACCAGCCTTTGCCCAAGGGGACGTAGCGATCAAACAAATCTGTAATGGCAAAGCAAACTATGCGGAGTATTGCAGTGCACTCCTGGAATATGCGAACCCTGATTTCATCTGGGGACGTGCGTTTGAGATTACGTTGAATCCGAAGGTTACGCTGAAATAAGGTACTGATGGAATGAGACGCGCTGAGTCGTCTTTTTTCCACCCCAGATACACCCTTATTCGCACCGAAGTCGTACGAATCACCATCTGCGCTAGGGATGAAAGGGTGTAAGATTGTATTATCGGATCCATAGCAAAGGACACTCACCGAAAGCACATACGCTAATGTACAGATCGGCCACAAGGGGCCGGTCTTTTTGTTGCGGTGAATGGTGTCCAGCTTTGGCGCCGGTATATTTAGAGCTGAGTTAAAGGGGGAATTTGCTGCTGCAGCATTGTCGCTGCACAATGCGGGCAGATCGCACACTTGCAGCTGAAGGAGGTGAAATGAATGTGTCTATGAGTAGTGGGGTAAACAACACGGCCAGCACAGGGCAAGTGAGCAACATCATCAGGCAAACGATTAAGCAGAAGCTGGAGGCTCTTGTCCCGGCATGGAATGGCCGAGTACAGGATATTCCTGCACCGGGAGAGGTATTAGCCGGACCTTGTGCCGTAATTGCTTTTGCAGAAGAAGTACCGAAGTCTGCTTGGGCGGGGTATAGGAGGATCATCAAAATCTCTCCCTATGCACGCCCCGAAGATGGAGGGGCTGAACAAGTGGAAGCATGGTCAGCAGCGCTGATGGAAGGACTGCATCAGGTCAGGCTGGAGGATGAAGAAGGCGGGGCATTTACCTGTATTTATCTGGGTTCTTCGGATTGTGATCGTGTGGATGCCAGTTCTGGACTGGTTACGCGCAGCCTGCGATTTGGGGTGTATGTTCCGGAAACGGTGGAATACACTCAGGCTGGAGCAACAGATTCGTGGATGGCTGCACTTCAGGGCTGGACACGAACCCAGCTCGGGCAGGAATGGTCCATATATGGGGATGTCTGGCCTGGTGGTTATAAGGCCAAGTCCATCCTGTGGCGATTGACGGGATGCAGCACAACCACCACAGGGACTTCTGCGCTGGAGATTCGTAAGCAATGGATTGGGCATGTACTGGCTGCGAATGTAGCAGATGTCCGTCAAACGGTCACACATCTGGTTGAACAACTGGCTGTGCAGCCCCGTATTGCTTTGACGGATACAGACGGTACGCGATATGTGACGGTGGATGAAGTTTCTGCCGACTTGCAGGCAGACGCCTATTTGAACGGACAGATTCGTCTGACGCTGCAGCAGCGTATTCGCCGTCCGGGTACGGATGTGCCATTGATCCGCGAGATTCACCATAGCAAAGGGATAGAGTAAGTGTTAGTCGAGAGGGACTCTAGATGGAGTTCCAGATGAGAAATTCAATATCATACGTTAGCTTCAAATTTATAGGTTCATAGGTTCATAGGTTCGTAGGTTCATAGGTTCATAGGTTCGTAGGTTCATAGGGACAAAAATTCATAGGTCAAAATTATAGTCCAAAGATCAGGTTCAACGAATTCAGTAGTCAAACAATGAGGTGAGATGGTTATGGCAAGCTCAGTGAAAAAAAACAAACAGGCTGCCACGCAATATACGCGGGCCGAGCTGATGAATCATGCAGAAGCCCTATTTGCCGTTAAGGCAGAGGTGCTGCATGGTGCGCTGTACGAAGCAGCGCAAGTGACGTTTTCCATTGAGGAAGCGAAGGAACGCATCAACCAATTTATGAAAGCGAAGGTGAAGGGATAATGGCAGGCGGAACTTGGGAGCAAACGAATCGTCCGGTACTTCCGGGCTTATATATGAATTTTCAGGCGGCAGCGTCATCGGCCATTCAGGCTGGTAATCGCGGGACGGTTGTTGTGCCGATAAAGGCCAACTGGGGTCCGGTAGGTACTTTTGTAGAAATTGGCAGTGAAGCTGCAATTGATCGTATTTTCTCGGCGCATGCCCTGGATAACGGGACAGCTTATACATCTTTGAAGCTCGCCCTGCTAGGCGGACCGAAAAAACTGCTCGCTTATCGGGTAGCCGGGGAAACGGCGAAAGCAGCGACGCTTACGCTGAAAGACAGTAGTGATGCAGCCGTGCTGCAACTGGACGCCAAGTATCCGGGTGATAAAGGTAACGGCTTCTACGTCACCATTCAGCCGGGAGTAATTGATAATACGAAGCATGAAGTGCGCTTGTTTGAAGGCAACCGCATGTTGTATGCACTGCTGACTGCGGATATTTCGGCAGCGTCGCTGGCGAAAGAGATCAATGCGGATGAAAGCAACATTTGGATTAACGCTCAGGCGATTGGCGATGGTACAGGTGTCGTTGCAACCGTTGCGGGAGCGGCGTTCAAAGGTGGAGCAAGTGGCAATGATGGGCTGACCAATGCGGAGTATATTGCCGTTCAGGGCGCGCTGGAAGGTGAGCAATTTGACGTATTGGCACTGGATCATGCGGCGGATGAGCCTTTGCTGGCGAGCTTTGCAGCATGGGTGAAACGTGTGCGCAGTGAGGGTAAACCTGTGATGGCTGTATTCGGCGGTTCTACGGCGGATGACACCTCTGCTACAGCAGCACAGAAGGCGTCGGCACGTTCACTCACGTTGAATCATGAGGGTGTGATTAATGTTGGTACGGGTGTGCGTCTGGGAGATGCGTTCTACAGCTCGGCGGAAACGTCTGCTTACGTCGCGGGTCTAATTGCCGGACAACGTCTGAATGAATCCACCACATACGCACCTTCTCCGTTCGATGACGTGACGCGTCGCTGGACTCGTGCAGAACAGGAGCAGGCGGTACAGAATGGCGTATTTATTTTCTTCCATGATGGACGTCAGGTAAAGGCGCTTCGCGGAGTGAATACACTCGTGACCCCTGCTGCAGGACAGAATAATGCATGGAAAAAAATCCGTTCTATTCGTGTGATGGATGCGATTAATACAGATTTGCAGCGCTCTGCTGAAGATACGTATATCGGCAAAGTAAACAATACGGAAGAGGGCCGGCAGGCGCTAATCGGTGCGATGAAAGCCTATCTGGCGCTGCTCGCACAGAGCAATGTCATTGAAGCTGAGGGATACGATGTCGTTCTCGATCCAGCGTATTATGGTGCTGCACCAATTCTCAAGCCAGAGGCAGATCAGGTATTCCTGCAATGGAATGTGAAGCTGACGGATGTCATGGAGCAGTTGTTTGGAACGTTTTACGTGCAATAAGGTTGTGTAGAAGGAAACTGTCTTTTAAAAGAGACGCCGATTCGTTGAATGGATGGTTTATACGATATTTTATAATCTCAAGGAGGAATTGTCATGTTGGATGCGTCAAGAGTCATTCTCGGTACCCACGGTCAGCTGCATATCGATGGTGTGTGGCAGACCAATATTAATAAGCTGGAGGCCAGCGTTGAAATTGAGAAGCGTGAGCTGAATCTGGTCGGCAACGACTGGAAAGTACACAAGAATGGTGCGAAAAAAGGAACAGGTACGATGACAGGTTACAAAGTCACTTCGGACATGATCCAGCGCGGGTTCACCAAGTTTCAGATTATCTCGAAGCTGGACGATCCAGAATCCTACGGACATGAGAGTGTCCTGCTAAAAGGCTGCATGGTGGATAAAATCCAACTTGCCAACTGGACAGCGGGTGAGGAAGTACCGGAGGAAACAAGTTTTACATTTGAAGGGTTTGATTTGTTGAACCCGATTGTAGCGAACTAAGGATGGAATGACTTCGAACTTCTAAAAGACCTCTTAATGAAGCTTGCCTGATCAGGCGTATGTGCAACGAGACTTACAGAAATGGGAACACATGTAGGCCGAGAAATTCTCGGTCTCTTTGTTGTCCCTGAATGTGGAGATGTATTAACCCAATTGTGAAATGAGAAGGAGATCGCACCCTATGAGTATGAACGAGAATATGTCTGAAGAACAAATTTTGGATCAGTTGTTTGAAGCAGCAGAACGTCTGCCGGAAGAGAATGTACGCATTCAACGTTTGGATCTGCTGCTGACTTTGCGTGGATTGACGTCCTCCAAAGTGGATCAGATTCGCGAACGCTGTACGATTCGGAAAACGGTCAAAGGCCGCACCGAGGAAAAGGTGGATACCGAAACATTTAACGCCCTGCTGATCTCCGAAGCAACGGTGAAAATGAATGTACGCGGACTCGAACTGTCCGGATGGGGAGATAACCGTATCACAGGCCGTATGAAGCTGTCTGGTGGAGAACAGGCAGTTCGCCGCATGCTTCTTGCGGGTGAACTGGACGCCGTAGGCGACAAGGTGCTGGAGCTTTCCGGCTTCGGTGTGGAGATTGAAGACCTAAAAAACTGATTCACTCCGGCGGGATGACTACGTTCTTATTTCACATGTGGGTTCGTCATCATCTACGGCCCGGAGAATTCTGGTCTTTGCCACGCGGGGAGCGCTCGCTGTTGATTGCTTTCTCGGAAGAGGAAATGGCAGCGATCACCTCGCAAATGAATCGATAATCAAAAAAGGTAGGAGGTGAAAGAAATGGCAGAAATGATTGTGGGTTTGTCCAAATCCAATGCGGAAATGCGGACGACTATCCGGTATCTGGATCAGATCCAGCGTTCTACGGAACGACTGGGCAGAGTTCGCTATCAGAGTCTAATCAAGGTGAACAATGAGCTGAGAACAACCGGGCGCAGGCTGGAGAGTGTTTATAGCACGGCTGTGCGAATCAGCAGGCTGCGAATTACACCGACGATTGGGTTGATTGATAAGCTCAGTCCAGCATTGGATCGCGCTTTGGTAAAACTGAACAGTTTCCGAAATCAGATGGTGAAAGCATCAGGAACGGTATCTGTTGAGGTGAAGCAAAAGGTTGAAGTGGCGATGGGGAAAATGAACCCGGTGAGTGGGCCTTCTATGTCAGTTGTGATTGGGAGTAATAATACAACTATAAATAATGCAGCTAAAGAAGAAGATAAAAAGTGGTGGGAAAAAGCACTAGAATACACCAGCACTGGTTTAGATATTCTTAATAATGCTACTGATTTAGGTAAAAAGTTTAAAGAGTGGCGGTCTGATCGGAAATCTAAAAAGGATAAGGCTTCTAATCCCAGTAAGAGTACAGAAGTGGCGGAAGGTAAGATAGGTAAGAATCAAACTCGAAACAGTTCAAGAACAGGTAGTGACACATCAAGCAAACCGCCTGTCCGGAAAGTATCTGGTGGACGAGGGGGACGAAGGTTTGCTTCCAGAGCAGCTACTCCAACTCCTGCACCAACGCCAAGTGTGTCCCGAATTGATACAGACACATCTGAGCGTGCCTTTCAGGAAGCTAAAAAAATGGACAGAAACCGAAGAATTAGTGGTGGCAAAAAGTCAAATTTAGTATCAGGCTTGATGTCGAGTTCTCCTATGGCAATGTCCAACCTCTTCTCGGGTGATGGCATTTTCGGCAAACTGAGTGGTGGGCTTGCTAAGGGGGCCGGGAAATTGCTTGGACCCATCAGTATGCTTGCTGATGTAGCTAACGTTGCAACCGCACCTCCAGAGGAGCGAGGCCGAGCGGTTGGTTCCATGATTGGCGGCACAGCGGGTACAGCGATTGGTAGCGCCATCGGTAGTGTTCTTTTGCCTGGCATCGGAACATGGGTTGGCGGCGCTGTCGGCGGTTGGGCTGGCAGTGCAGCAGGGGAATGGATTGGGGACAAATCCAAAGATATCGGGAAATTGATGTCCAACGCTACCGAGGGTGTGGGTAACGCATTGTCGGGTGCAGCGGATTACATCTCTGAGAAAACAAAAAACATCACGGATGGCATATCCAGTTTCTTCGGTTTTGGCTCGAAGAAGGAGAACAAGACCGTATCGGCAACAACAGTGTCTTCACCTTCGCAAGTAGCAACAGGTCCGCAGATGCCACCTTCCTATATTCCACCGGCACTGACAATGACGGGTCCGGAAGCATATATGAACAATAAGGTCGGCCAGTCTACATCTGCTGGTTTCATGGGAACAAGCGTGATGCAGTCTCAAGCCATGGGTCTAGGTAACGTAGCGCAAACTGCTGGTAATGCCAATGGCAAATCATCTACGATGACGGTACAAATATCCGAAGACCAGATGAGCAGTCTGTCCGGTTACCTGAAGGATTTTAAAACAGAGACGACCAATCAGATCTCCGTAAACGTACCACAAGGAGCTGTGCAGGTGACTGTCCGTGAAAACGCCATCGACTACGATGCGATCTCGCATCAAGTTGGAATGAGATTTGCAGGCGAAGTGCGCCGTGCGATGGAAAATCGCAAAACCATTATGGCCTAAGCAGAAAGGAGGCCTGTCATGACTGTATTTAAAGATAACGTGGAAGGTGTAAAAATGGAATTTACCCTGATCGATGGGAAAACGAAGTTTCAATTTCCGGTGAAACCGGAAGAACTGACGATCTCCCGTTCCAAAGGGTATGAAACGATTAATATGCTGGAGTATGGCGAGTTTGATTTTGCGCAGGGGGAGAAGGTGAAGGAGATCACCTTCTCTTCTTTTTTTCCCAAAGAATATGATGCGTCCTATTGCATGTACGAGCCTTTGCCTGATCCGCGTGTAGCAATGAATATGCTGAATACGTTTCTGGTATCGAAAAAGCCGCTGCGCTTCATCATTACCAACACGGGGGTGAACGTGCCCGTGTATCTGATCTCCCACAATACCACCTTCCGAGGCGGTGAGAGCGGGGATATTTACTTTGACATTACGCTGCGAACGTGGCGGGATTCCAAAGTGGAGAAGGTTGGCGGTGCAACGTCTGCGAGCAAGTCAGGTTCTCGTACGGATCTGAAAACGAGCAGTAAGACCTACACCGTCAAATCTGGCGATTCCCTGTCCAAAATAGCAAAGCTTGAGCTGGGCAGCAGTTCCAAATGGAACGAGATTTATAAGCTCAATGTGAAGACCATCGGCAGTGATCCGAACCGGATCAAGCCGGGGCAAAAGTTGGTGATGCCATGACCTACAAGGTCATTGTCGACGACAAATATGACATCACCAAGCTGGTGGAGACGATTTCGCTGAAGGACTCGCTCGACCAGATTGCCTATCAGGCCAACATCCGGCTGGCGGTGTCTGCGTCTTCAGGTCTGCCTTCGATCTCACCGGGTATGGCGGTGCGGATCAGCGGGATTCCTTTTGGCGAAAAATCCATGGTTCACTTGCTGCACCCTGCGGTCATCTGGGAAGTGGAAAGCTCCAACAGCGGCACCAAGCGACTGTCCCTGACCGTCTACGACCGGATGATTTATCTGGAAAAATCAGAGGACGAGTTCCTGCTGCCGAAAGACCAGACTGCCACGCAGCGACTCAAAGCGTATGCCAAGGAATGGAAAATTCCATACGCCGCGCTACCGGACACCAAAACGAAGCTGAGCAAAGCGGTGTATCGGTCGCAGACGATTTTTTCGATGATGTTTGCCGATCTGAAGGAAACGGTGAAATCCGGTGGGGATATGTATCATCCGCGGATGACGCCCGGCGGGTTGCAGTTATTCAAGGTTGGCAGTAATGCGAAGGTGCACGAGCTGGATCGACTGATTGATCTGACCCAGATGCGTACGCTCGAAGGTGCGGTCACCAAAGTTAAAGTGATGGCGGCCTCGGAGTCCAGCAGCGGCAAAGAGGTTCCTTCCAAAGTGCTCGCGATTGAGCAGGCTGGTGTAGCCGAGCTGGGCACGCTGCAAAAGCTGATCGAGGACGATCAGGTGAAAACAGCGACTGCTGCCAAGAAGCTGGCGAAAAGCCGTCTGACGGGTATTCAGGAGACCTTTACCGTATCTGCACCAGATGTGAATACGATTCGTGCCGGAGACGTGGTGCTGCTCAAAGGGCTGAAATTGATCGTCATGTCGGTTAGCCGTGATCTGTCCGCTGGACCTGGAACGATGACGTTGGAGCTGGGTACTGTCGAGATGGTGAAAAGGAGGGTTTACCTTGAATAAAGATGATCCGTATGGGCATTTTGCCGAGGTCATGCGGGGGGCGATGAGCACACAAACCCGTCAGGCTGTGAGTGGCCTTGGCGCGGTGTTGGGTACAATGACTTCATCCGGCGTGAAGCTGGATGATTTCAAGCACGAAGTGCAGGACTATCTCGTGGCCGAGCTGCCGGGCACGCTTGGACTGCCGGAGCGCGAGGCTGCTGGCGCGATTTCCGGTATACCTGACGTGGCAAACGGCGGAACGACGGGAACGGGACGGTTTCTTTTACAAAAAGGGGAAGTGGAAGAAGCGGTGTGGTCTCTGGGGAAAGGCTTGAAAGCTGGTGACCGTGTGCTGGCGATGCGGGTGAATGGCGGTAACGACATTGTGGTGCTGTGTAAGGTGGTGAGTGCGAATGCCTAGTTTGTTCCCGGAAACGGGTGTGGTATGGGGAGATGAGGAAGATCTGTCGGGGGCGGCTTCGGAAGAGGTGAGATTTGGACGGGGCTGGCGATTCGATTACGATGCGGGGGATTTTGTGCTGACTCCAAGTGGCAAAGTCGCTGCGGCGGGTGCGCATGAAGCCTGGATACAGTGGTGTATCAAAGCAGTGAAGACGCCGCGGTACAGACATGTGATCTATTCTCGAAACTATGGATCGGAGCTGGATGAGTTGGTTGGTCAGGGTGACAGCCGGGGTGTGATGGAAAGTGAGATCACCCGGATGGTTACGGAGACGCTGCTGGCTGATCCACGCACGGATTCGGTGGACCAGTTCACGTTTGATTGGAATCGGGAGCAGTGCATGTTTTCGTGCCGGGTGGCGAGTGTGCAGGAAGAGATGTTTATTTTGGAAAGTGAGGTGATCTGACGGGATGGCTGAGATTCCGCGTTATTTGGAGGACCAGACGGAGGAACAGATTATGCAGCGTATGCTGGATCGTTTGCCCGCGGATCTGGATAAGTCGGAGGGTTCGTTCCTGTGGGATGCGGAGGCCCCGGTAGCGTTTATGCTGTCTGAGGCGGCGCTCTGGGCGCAGGAACTGCTGCGGCGCGGCTTTGCGAGTACTGCGGCGAGCAGTGATCCGAATTTTCGTTCGGAAGAGCTGGATCTGCGCGCGGGAGAGCATGGCCTTATGCGGCGGGCTGCGGTGGCGTCACAAGGTTCGGTGAGGTTCGTAGGTGCGCCGGGGAAAGTGGTGCCTGCGGGAACGGTCGTGGCTACGCTCGCGGATGAAGTATCTGCTGAAGCTTCGCTCGAATATGAAACGGTGGGGCGTTTGGAACTGGATGCAGAGGGCTCCGGGGTGGTAGGCGTGCGAGCGCTTGTTGCCGGAAAAGAAAGTAATGTGCCTGCGGGCACGGTAACTGTGCTGTCCACACCAGTGAGTGGCGTTACGTCTGTAACTAATGTTGAGGTGATTAAAGGCGGTGCGGATGTTGAGGCAGATACGGCGCTGCTGGAACGCTTTTATGCCAAAGTCCGCAATCAGGGGACAAGCGGTAACAAATCGCAATATGTGCAATGGGCCAGTGAAGTGCCAGGTGTTGGTGCAACGCGGGTTATTCCGTTATGGCAAGGGCCGGGCACGGTGGGATTGTATTTGCTGGATACGGACAAACGTGCCGCGGGTGGCGATCTGGTAGCGGCGGTGCAGAAATACGTAGATCCAACGCAGGATGGACAGGGTGAAGGCGTTGCTCCTGCTGGTCCGGTGGTGACCGTGATGCCAGCAGAGGAAGTGCCGATGAACATTCAGGTGAAGCTGACTCTTGCAAGTGATGCAACACTGGCAGATGTACGAGCGTTGATCGAACGCGGGGTGACCGCGTATTTGAAACAGTTGGCTTTTGCCGATCCACTTGTGCGCTACACCCGTATTGCGGCAATCCTGCTCGACATTCCACCCATTATCGACTATTCGGAGCTGACCGTGAACGGTGTGAGCGACCAGAATATCGAGATGAAAGCGAGTCAGGTGGCGGTGTTGGGGACGGTGGATGTGCATGAGTAGTGTGGGGCAGATGGTGGATGAGGAAGTAATTGGGGAGTGCGGAGACCAAGGAAGATTGGGAGAACGCCGATCCGGATTGAAGCTCGTGAGCGAGACGTTCCATGATGATGTGCAAGGAAGGGAGGGGACAGGGCATGAGTGCTCCTTCTATTGTAGATGTTGGACTGACGAGTGAGAAAGGGCGGGAGTTGTTCTCGTATTTGCCACGGTATTACGAGACTTCGCGCGTCATGCAGGCGGATATGCAGACCAAAGGATCCGAGCTGGATCTGCTGTATCAGGCGCTGGATGAGACATTGGATCAGTTTTTTGTCCGTACGGCGACGTGGGGCCTGGATTTGTGGGAGCAGGAACTTGGCCTTGAGATGGATCGTCTCAAACCTGTGGATCAGCGGCGTGCCGTGGTGGAGTCCAAGCTGCGTGGTGCAGGGAAGTTTTCGGGGAAATTGGTTGCGAATGTGGCTGAGGCGTACGCCGGAGGCAAGGTGGATGTAACGTTTCAGCCGGAAGCGTGGAGCTTTACGGTGAGCTTTGTGGACACGATGGGCATCCCGCCCAATATCGATGATCTCAAACGTGCGATTGATGAACTAAAACCGGCGCACATGGATGTGGAATATGAGTATCACTATCTGATCTGGGACGACCTGGACAGTAAACAGATGACCTGGGATGAACTGGACGCCGCGTCTCTGACGTGGAATGAACTGGAGGTGTGGGCGTAATGCCACAAGAAACGAATCGACTGAAATTGCCTCTGCCCTTGGGGAATGAGAATGTAACCAGGGAGAGTATTAATGGAATTTTTGAGAAGATTGATGCAGGCGTTGCGACGCAAGCGGATTTGGATACGCTTCGTGAAGCGGTGAGTCAGATGGATATTCCTGATGCATCGTTGACGCAGAAGGGGAAGGTGCAGTTGTCGAGTAAGACGGACGGCACGTCTGAGACGGTGGCGGCGACGGAGAGGGCAGTTAGGGATGCGAGAGTGGCGGCGATTAACGCCGCGGCTACGGACGCGGCAACAAAGTCGAATGCGGCTGAAACCAATGCTAGAGACTATATAAATGCTAAGCCTTGGCAAAGAGTCAGGGTTACTGCTGACGACGGTAGTACAATGATGCTAAGTTCCGGCTACGATATCAATAGTGATATGTCTACAGGTTTTTACAGGGGAGTGGGTATTGTCAACGCGCCTGACTCCGGTTGGTGGCATCTTGAAGTGTTAAAGCACGACAGCTCTTACGCAACTCAAGTAGCCTATCCATTGGACAGGTCTTACACATATCGGATGCGTGTAAAGTCTGGTGGTATATGGGGTCCTTGGAGTCCTGACGTTTTTCAATCTGGCGTTGATGCTAAAAATGGGATCGTGGGTGCCATTAACGCCAAGGGTGGAAGTGCATCCACAAATGACACATGGGCGCAGTTGTCGGCTAAGGTACAGGCGATACAGACGGGGGTGTATTCAGCCTCAGTACCAGCTTTAAGTTATACAGATGTTAATGTGCCAGCGAATCAAACTGCTTGGGTGCGAAACTTAGTAACGATCCCGGCTAATGTAAAGACGGTATCATTGGCGCCTGTGTCGGGGTCAAGTCAATGGTCCTTGCGTATAAGTTCAAGCTATGGAGGGCAAATTTCATTTGCCTTAAAAGACGCAAACGGACTTTTTTGGAAGCTGACACCATCTGCATGGGGAGGGGTAGGCCAAGTGGCTGTGTCGGTCTATGGAATGCAAATAAATTTAGTCGCAGGCACTGCCACTTCTTTATATTTAAGTGCTAAAGATAACTGGGCGCTTAATGAAGTTACGCCTGCTAATAATGTCGGTTCTATATCTACTTATGGAGCAGAAGCAAAGCCTGCTGGTTTTGACAGTTCACGCGATATGATTTTAGGAGTGTATGCTAATGCCGTATATAGCAGCGTGTGGAATGCAGGTAGTTGGGGAACCGATATTCGATTGCTAACAACTTGATGACAACATACAGAGAGACATACAGAGATAACTGAAAACAAAGGGGATATGGAAAGGTGTGACGTTGTGGGCAGATACCGGTTATACTGTACTCTCATTGTGATCGCACTCATTTTAATGTTTATCAAAAGTCTATTTGTCTAATTGCGGTGGTGCATAGTGAAAATGCGGACATCGTTAACACTATAAACATAAATGTAGGACAACAGAAGATCTATTAGGTAAGTCATTCCTAACACAAGGATTATACCTATGTAATAATGAGCATGTTGTGGTATTAGACATTAGAATATGAGAGACGTAATGTTAGGAAATGGACTTGTTGTCATGAAGTGAACGTGAGCTCGTAAACCTTGTATAGGGAGGCGAAACCATGCAACATGAAACCCTATGGAAATGGCTCCTTGCTCTAATAACCAGCTCAGTAACCTACTTCTTCGGAGGCTGGTCAGGCGTGCTTGGCGTATTGCTCGTATTCGTCATCCTCGACTACCTAACCGGCATCGCGGCAGCAGGAATGACTGGCAAGCTGGAGAGTAATGTCGGGCTGTTCGGCATCGCACGAAAGGTATTTATATTTGCAATGGTATCGGTGGCTCATCTGGTGGACGGTGTTCTGGGAGACGGACATTTGTTCAGGGATGCGGTCGCCTTTTTTTATATCGCAAATGAGTTGTTGTCCATTATTGAGAACGGGGGCAAACTGGGCGCACCAATTCCACCGGTGATTCGGCAAGCCATTGAAGTGCTCAAGGGTAAGGGGGGAACCGGGGAACTCCCCGGTAACTTCTCTCTGAATCCCAAAGATGCTTCTTCCCATCCAGAATCGGAGGTCACAGAATCACCGACAACCAAAGATAACGTTAAGTAA